TGTAAATATGTCTTGTAATACTCGGGGGTTCGGTATTTCATCCACATCGGTTATCATTATCAAATCTTCATCGCATAAGTCTAATTGTTTAATGCCTCTATCTATACAGTTTCGTTGATGATACTCGTTTGTCCATTGTTCTTTTTTATCAAAATCAATATTGGGGTATTTATACGGCATATCATCAACAATAATGTGTGTGATTTTATGTGCAAATTTTTCAAATAAATGTTTATTTTCGTTGTATATAAGCGGTTTTTCTTTTCCCACAAAAGTGTGTGTCGCCTCCACCAGAACAAACTGGTCTACTACTGAGTTTAAAATATTAAGTCTGTAATTTAATAAATCCAACTCATTATAAAAAATAAAGCAATCGATTATCTTCATTTATAAAAATATTTTTTCTGATATTTTTATAATATTTTTATTTCTAGATGCTTATTTATTAATATGATATAGTAATATTTTGCTATTGATATTCATATCTATGTTGCCGCCTGAAATCACTGATTTGATTTTTTCTTTTTGCGAAGGGCACGTGCGGGCGGATTTGCGTGTTAAGGTTCGCGTCCCAGTGCGTCAACCCATACCTGGACTGGTCGATAAGTTGTTGCTCGACTATAAATACACATATGATCATGATGAAAAGTATTATACGTGTTTTATGAATAAATTGAATACTGATTACCAGGCGGGATATGTCGGTAAGATGGTGGCTAAAAATGTTGTTTCATATATGTGGATTCAGACCAATTGGTTTTGAAATCATCTACCATTTACCGCCCGTTTTCTTAACAGTAATGTTCTGTCCCTTGGCTTTCTTTTTCGCATTTGGGTCATATTCGTCCTCTTCGTCGTCGGACGCAAGATTTTTCGATAATTCCCAGAACTCTTTCGAGCCCAGCTTATAATCGGGACGGTCTTCTGCCTTGTACCAGAAGATTTGGTCTGTGATCTTGTTGGATTTGGCGTTGTTAGACACAACCAAACAACTGTAGTTCTCAGTGGTCTGGTCTAGAACCGAGCAAAACGACTCTAGTGTGGGAAACATAGAGGCAAAGTTCTCCCAAATTTTCTTACGATTTGATAAATAGTTCTCTCTTAAAATAAAAACGTAGTCAATGTTGGTACGTAGATTGGGCGGAATACCCAACGGGTATTGCATAGTGATAATAAGCATTACCTTCCAGTGTCTCAATTAATACCATTTTCATTCAGACATTTCCTTCTGAAATCATTAAATTAATGCTTTTTAAATGGGCATTACACTCTCTCGAGTGGGTTTAGACTATATCTTAAGGCATCATCGTAATTGGTTAGATTACTCAACCCCACGGGCATTTAGTCGTTGAACAATCATCATATCCTCACCGTTGAATCGGACTTAGATGACGTGCTGCGGGTTATCTCTATTTTATACATTTTTACTATACTTTATGTGATTAGCATAAACCGCGACTCTATTTCTAGGGCCGTTTAGTAGTATAAACCTACATAGAACTTGTAAGTTCTAAATCGAGACGTCTCCGCAATTTGGACGTGTCGCATATAAAGGGCATATACCCTAAATACACTAGCCATTTTTTTGAAATGACTTAGGCAAACAATTCACCGTTCATGAAAAGGGCGCGCATCAACTTATCTTTCGCCCAGGTGTTATCATACAAGCAATCATCCAGAATAACGAAGGTGCGCGGGTCAATGGAGCACTTCTTGTACATCTCCATCTCTTTCTGACACTGCTTCATTACAGTTCTTTGACGGCGCAGCACATTCTCGATTAGCACAGTGTTGTATTCCTCGTGAATAAAGAGTTTCGGTACGAGCTTCCCGTAGAAACCGTTTCCGGCTTCTGTGCCGGATATGACGGTTCCGATGGGTACGTCTTGATGAAAATATAGCAGATCTTTAACCAAAAAGGTTTTGCCGGTATCACGTCTCCCGATGAGAACAATGACTGGACCCTTGTTTTCTTTTGGGTCAAACACAATACTTCGCATATCAAATTTTTTTAATTCTAAAGTCATTGGAACCGAATATATCTTGTTGATAGAAATAAAACGGTCAGAACAAACGAAATGAGTTCATTAGTCCAATATTTTATAGTTTAGGTAAATTATAAAACACGTCCGATGTCATACAAAAACAATTCAACAGCACAAAAATTTCAAATCGGCTATAAGAAACTGAAAAAACTTGACTTATCTAAAATGGAAGAGCAGTTTGTGAATGAAGACCCCACTGTGGATTATAACCCATTTCGTATTAGCAATCTACAAGCATACAACCCAATTTACAACCGTTTTTTCCAAATGGACGAAACCAACTACAATATGATTACATTGAACAACCGTTATTTAGCAAATGATTTGAAAACGGTCCATTCCGAGAACGGTAAAATAGAGAAAAATATCCATATCAAATATTCACCTCTATTGAATCCCATCCATTTCTTAATCGGAAAATATGATTTGAATAATCCAATTTATAAAAGTCTCCCTAAATACGACTCAGATACAAATACGTGTATGGCCAAAAATCTGGATGAAAACAACAGCTCGTACACAGACGCTTTTTTCTCGTATTTGTCTAGTATGTTATCGGAGACGCACGGATGGGTTCATGGTGTAGAATACTACGGTTCGTATCTGGGAATTCAGCAAAAGTTTAAAATTGATATAATGGACGACTTTGATTATGTGAACGACACTCCATATTTCCTAGACAATATTGGGAAACGCTTTGATATTGACGAGAATGTTAAAATGCTTTTAAATGACGGGAATCAAGGTAGTGGGTCGCGAAACAACCGCATAAAGATAAATATTGCGGACGACTCTGATAATATTGATTTGGATATAGACAATGTAGAGGCAATCCTTGATATTGAAAATGTGGTAAATGATGAAACGCCAATGTTGATCGACGACATTGCGATTCCAGAAGAAGAAGGCGTCGCACTAAATACGCGTGGTAATGACGACGATGACTCATCCGACGAGTCATCTAATACGTCGGGGTCTGAATCGGGTTCTGATGTATGGGAAACTGAATCAGACGAATCTAAATCTGGGTCGGAAGCCTTAGATAATAATTCTGAAGAATCTGAAGAATCTGAATATTCGGATAATGATTCCTTGGATGAAGAACAAAAACTGTTTTGTTATCTTCACGATTTTCCGGTTCAACTTATTTTCCAAGAAAAATGTACGGACACATTGGATAGTCTCCTAATGCACAAACGCCTCACCAACGACGAACTTACAAGTGCTATGTTCCAAACAGTAATGATTCTGATCGCATACCAGAAGGCTTTCGATTTCACCCACAACGACCTACACACTAACAACATCATGTATGTTGAGACTAACGAACCCTTCCTATATTACTGCTATGAGCACACATATTACAAGGTTCCGACATACGGTCGTATTTTCAAACTTATCGATTTCGGTCGCGCAATCTATCGTTTCAATGGAAAACTGTTTTGCAGCGACAGTTTCGCACCGAACAACGATGCGCATACACAATATAATTGTGAACCCTACCTAAATGAGAACAAACCGCGCATTGACCCTAACCCCAGTTTTGATTTGACCCGTCTCGGCTGCTCAATATACGATTTTATTTTTGACGATTCAGAGCCGGACGAAAACATTCCAGAAATCCATAAAGTGATTTGGGAGTGGTGTCTGGACGACACTGGTAAAAGCGTGGTTTACAAAAAAACTGGCCAAGAGCGATATCCCGGATTCAAACTGTATAAGATGATTGCCCGTGCGGTTCACAAACACGTTCCAAAAGAGCAGTTGAAACGCCCTCTATTCGCGGCATTCAAAGACGTCACGAATCCTGCCGCATTCAACGTGGATTTAATCCCGCGATACATGGTTGCCTCTAACGATAAATAAACAACCAGGAAAGGTGTATAAATATATAGATATGTATTAAACAATACATATCTCCAATGAATTCTATAGACCACATCCTCTATATAAATATGGAAAACCGTCCTGATCGCCGGAAAACAATCGAGTCTGAACTTGCCCGGATCGGCGCAAAACCGGACACGATAACCCGGTTTCCGGCGTGTAGTTATTGTGGTTGTCCAAACAGCGGATGTTTACTTAGCCACGCCAACGCACTCGAAATGGCATATGCAATGGGGTATCAAAATGTATTAATCTTAGAGGATGATTTTATTTTTATTGAGGACATTGATAAGGTCATCGGAGACCTTGATGAGTTTTTTAAAATGGTAGATGCTGGATTTGAGTGGGACGTTATAATGCTTACCACGTGCGCGGCGGAGGTGAGCGAATATACGAACGATATTATTTCGCGAGTTTCGTCGTCTGGGAATGGTGCGGCATATCTGGTGAATCGCAATATGATGATGACGCTTAGTACACTTTTCAAGGAAAATGTGGATAACCTCTATTATACAAAACAACATTGGCTTTATCAAAATGATATTTTGTGGAAATCGCTTATGCCGAAGTCGCGATGGTATATGTTTAACCAATATTTGGGATATCAAAAAGGGGGATACAGTGATTTGTCACAAGATCAGAAAATCGCCATCATTCCACAAATAGTTGATGCATCGCATAAATAATTACACCTTTTCTCATTTAAAACGCCCATTTTATATTAGAACTCACATGTAAGCAAAAACGCATCCGCCTTATTTTCTTTATTCGCGAGAGCATATTCACTCACGGTACGCTCAAAGAAATTGGATTTGGAATCAATGCTTATTAATTCCATAAAATCAAGAGGGTTCACACTTCCGTAAATCTTATCGATTCCGAGTTGTAAACACAAACGGTCGCCAACAAACTGGATGTACTGAACCATCATATTTGCGTTCATCCCAATGAGGCGACACGGCAGCGCCTCCGTGATAAACTCCTTTTCAATTTCCACTGCCTCACGTATGATTTCCATAATACGCTCTTTGGTCAATCTTGTCTGCAATTTTGAATAAATCATAATCGCAAACTCGGTATGTAGCGCCTCATCACGACTGATAAATTCATTCGACAGGGTGAGACCGGGCATAAGTCCTCGCTTCTTAATCCAATAAATAGAGGCGAAACTGCTGCTGAAAAAGATACCTTCTACACAGGCAAACGCAACCAAGCGCGTCGCGAACGTCTCGGCTGATTGGGAGTCGGTTCCATACCCAATCCATTTACGCGCCCAATTTGCTTTCTTGGCGATACACGGAAAATTGCTGATGGCCTGGAACAACTTGGTCTTCTGATCATTGTTGCGAATATAGGTCTCAATTAAAATACTGTACATCTCAGAATGAATGTTTTCCATTGCAATTTGGAACCCGTAGAAAGCCCGCGCTTCTGCTAGCTGGACATCGCTCATAAATCGCGTCGCCAAATTCTCCATTACAATTCCATCACTCGCCGCGAAGAACGCCAATACCATCGATATGAAATATTTCTCGTCCTCGTTAAGCTTAGCCCAGTCACCGAGGTCTTTGGAAACATCGATTTCTTCGGCGCGCCAAAAACTATCAACCTGCTTCTTATACATCTTCCATATATCCTGGTCTTTGATAGGGAACATCACGTAACGTGAGTTGTCTTCTTGCAAAAGTGGGTCCTGGGTATTCATTCCTAAATAATATATTAGGTAGATTTTATGTTTATTAACAAAGTTGTTTTCCCTGGTTAAAAGCCAAAATACAAACGCACTTGTAAAAATATACGTAAATGATGGGGGTAAAAAAATGAGTCGTCATTGTAAATGATGGATTTAAGCAAAATAAACATAGATATGAAGACATTTCAAAAAATGATTTTCATATACAATTCAATCGAGGACGGTTGGGACGTGAAAAAAAACGGCGACCAGTATGTGTTTTTGAAACCACATGAGGGAAAAAAGGACGTTTATACCGACGAGTATTTAGATAAATTCATAGGACGCAATTTTGATATGTCTCATATCATGTCGAATCAAAGAAAAGTTTGAATATTTCTATAGCCTCTAGATTCTCTTTTTGTAATACCCGATTTATTTGATGATTTATTTCTTTTTCCAAAAGGGGTAGCCGCATATACAGCATTGGGTTGTAGGTCTGTGTTCCAACTTTATATTTGCCTGGATTGAATCGAATAAAAATGAGTTTCTGATCACCGACCTGCGGTGGCGGTGTCGGCAAAACCTGGTTTTCTATAACCTCTATACATAGGGTCGTATTATCAATGCAAATACGATTGTCTATGCGGGTCGTCCCAATCCACATGGGTGTCGGATGTGCGAATCCGTCAAAATAACAATGAATAAATTCGTTGATTGCTATTTCTTTGGTTTTACATCGGGTTTGAAATGTGAGCGGATCGTCATCGAAAATCCGGATATAACAATCGGTGCAATATCCCTTGAAGTTTTTGGAGCCTGGTTTAGAGGCACACTGATCGCCTCTACATTTTGCATGAGACAAATCAGGTTTAATAACATCGGCGTGGACAGAACAATATATGCCGCTGTTCTTAGGCCGTGTCCTACAGTTTTCATATTTACAAAGTGTCGGCATATATGTCCTAAAGATATAAAAGTCGGGACATAATCACGTAATCACAATATTCAATTAGTTGCATAGTATATTTG